CGGTGGTGGCAAATCCTTGCCCGTCAGCACCACGTTGATGGTGTGCTCGGTTCCAGCCTTAGGTCGCCCGAGCTTCGCTCGGCCCCACTGAAGGAACCCTTGTGCGTCCAGGTACTGAATCGCTCGCAAGACCGTGATCTCGCTTCTCGCCGTCGCTTTTTGAACCGCTATCGACGTCGGCAGGCCGCCGTCATGATCGCGATGATAGTCATAGATGAACTTGAGGACGGCGTATTGCGTCGGCGTCATTTTAGGCGGCATCTCGCCGGGCAGCGGCCAAATGCTCGGCCACTGCATTCGAGCTTAACCTCATGGTCTTGGCAATGTCCGTGGGGTTTTCGCCCGCATCCGCCCGGCTGCGGATCTCATCTGCCTCAGCACTGGTGACATGAAGATATGTGCGGACCTGAAGGCCCAGCTTCGCCCGAACGTGACTGACGTAAGCCGTCGATCGCCCAAGTTGCCGCGCGATCTCGCGGTGGGTGTGTCCCAGTTCCAACCGTCGGGAAACTTCAGCGTGCTCCGCTTCCCGAGAGAGCGCATCAACAACGACCGGCAAGGCTGACCGCTTGATGTCATAGTCCTCTACGGCCGAGACAGGCTTGCCGGTCATAGAAACTTTCATCCCGCCGCCGACGCTCGCTCTGGCGAAGACCAGAAAGCCTTGATCCTGCAGTCTGCAGAGATAGTCGTGCATCGCGCCCTTGCTCCTGAGGCCTACGGCGCGGCAAAGCTCGGACACCGTTGGCACGGCCCCCGGATTATCCCGCAGGTAGCCCCTAAGACCGATGAGGATTTCGTGCTGCCGGGGTGTCATGCGGCACCGCGCTGCTGTTCAACCCAGTCGCGCACCTCGGCCTCGCTCCACCGGCTGGACCAGCCGCCAGGCTTGTACTGCTTCGGGAAGCGCCCATCGGCGATCAGGCGGTAGATCATGCGCCGGCTAAGGCCGGTCATGTCTTCGATATCCTCCATGGGGAGGAGGCGGGTGGGCTGCGGTGCGACCGTCATTTCGTGTTCCTTATTTTCTGGGGTTACGCGGCGCGTGGCGTGACCGAGGCGAGGTGGCGAACGTTGCCCGGGACCGGCAGCCCGTCGCCATCATCCCCGCCGCCCTCGTCGAGGTCGTCAGGCAGATATTCCTGGCAAGAGCGGCTGGCGTGCACGACAGGCTGGGTGCCGACGATAACCAGGGGGCCAATCGGGCGCGGCCTCGGCACCGGCTCGCGGTACTCACAGACACCGAGGTCGTCGGTGCTCTCGATCGGTGCGGGCTCGCTCATGTCGGAATCGGCGCCCGGCCGGAAGTGCATGCAGGTCTTACAGGTGTGGGTGCGCTTCATCAGGCGGCTCCTGGGAGGGTGTAGTGCTTGTCGGCAAAGCCGGGGCGAGATCCGCGCACCATGCAGGCGTTCACCCACGTGATGCGGTCAGGGGCAAGGCGGCGAACGTGCCCCCGTCTTAGGTGCGACCGGAGGCCACTAGCTCTGCCGCCGAATGGCGTCCCACCGCCGTCGCCTTGCCCAGCGATCTTGAGGACATGGAATGCCTTCAGGGCTGGCTTTCCCGCCTTCGCGCGCGATCGATTGAGCTTTTCCGGCTGGGGGTGCCTCTCGCTGCTCACGTTCGTGCACTGGAGCGCGATAGCGAGGTCGCAATAGGCATTCACCTCGTCCATCAGGTCTGCCGAGAACATCTGGACAGCCATTTCGGGGCCGTTCATTTGGACGAGGCGGGCCATCGAGACCGGCAGGATCATCATCATTTCGTCGATCACCATTGACGCCGCGTTGGCGACAGCGGCGGGCACGCGGCCAGCTTTCACCATCTCTGATCGATATGCCGATGGCTTCGGAATCGCATACGCTGCTTCGTAGGGGATGAGCGCCGCCGTCCCTGTCGGCACCCAGCAGCCGAGGGCATCGTAATAGGACACCGAGGCGACGAATACGCCTTGCCCGACCTCCATCTCGGGCGGCGTGGTCATGCCTACGGGAAGTGAGCCGTCCCACTCCCAGGCAAGCGCTATGCGCTTGGAACTGGGTGCCGCGTCGAAGGCCGAACTCGCTGCCCAGCTGGGATCGGCGCTCTGGTATTCCAGTGCGACGATTGGAAAAGGCGGGCGATAGAGCTGTCCCGGAACTTCCGGGCGCGGCTTGCTGCGGTCGAGCAACATCCCGTAGTCCGGCATGAGGAACACCTCGGCCTGGCGTAGCTTGCCGATGATGAAATCCACCCCCGCCTTGTCGGCTGGCGCAGTGGTTGCGGCGTCCCGAAGCGCCATAAGATCGTCCAGCGCTTTCACGGTGTAGTTAAGGGCTTGCGTCATGCTTTTCCGCCTCGCGGCATCAGCCGCATTGCGTGGACCATGGCGGTCATCTCGGCGTCAGCGTCCTTCATGATGATCGCACCGATGCCAACCAAAGTTGCGATGTCGCTTTCCGGGAGCAAGCCGCGCGCGCGATCGACGATGTCGGCAATCTCTTGCACCATCGCGACGGCCACCATGTCGGGGGCGCTATCATCTGCTGCTATCAAGCGGATGAGTTTGATAATCTCCCATGCGCCGGGGGTGACTTCGGCGCTCATTGCAAGGTTGCTCCTGCTTCGACCGAACTGGTGCGAACGCCATCCCATGTGTCAGCGGCCAGCCGGAACAGCGACGTGAGGTGACCGTTCGGATCAGCCATTCGCCCGGCTTCGGACATATCAGTCATGAACGTAAGGATGCCGATGAGGCCACCATTGACTACTGCCGCAAGCGTGACGGGGTCCGGGAAGCCGGGCGCTGCATCCGAGGCAGATGTGGCGCATCCATGGAGGACCTCGGATATCGAGCATCCGAATATCTCTGCCAGGCGCTCCATGCTTTCGGTGAGAGACTGGGCCTGACTAATCGATAAGGGCTCGCTCACGCCGCGTTCCCCGTCCAAGGCTCGCCGCCGTGTTCCAACTGCTCGATCCGGTACAGGAGGAGGCCGACCGCCGCCGACGATACGGTGATCAAGCCCCCGCGCTGCTCGCATTCCGCGAGCTTGAGGTGCTCCATCGCGCTGTGCAGCCAATCTTCCGGCGTGCCCAGATCGGCAGCAAGTTCGTTCAGGGTTGCGCCCTTTCGCAAGGTCGCGAAGCGGTCAGAATAGCCGGGGGCCAGGGCTACGGCATCCTCGTCATAGTCGAGTTCGATTATCCGCTTCCCGGCAGTCTCGGCCGCCAGCAGGTTCGCATGATGAAACTCGGATGCAGCGAGATCGCGCAACATGGCGACGACGCGGGGCAGGCTCGCGTCGCCAATGTCAGCGAACCCTGCCGCGTCAGCCGACGCTCGCCATTCTGATTTGGTCGTGAACTTCGGCTGGGCCGTCTGCCATTGGCAGAACGCGAGAATGCGATCGTCGCTTGGACGGCTCATATTGATTACGGTCATCGCTCGTTCCTTCTTGTTCGTTCGTCGATGAGGTTGACGGTTTCGGGCTGAGCAAGGCGGCCGGGAAAGCAGCGAACCCGCGCCTCCACGAAAAGCAGGTGCTTCTGCAGCTTCAGGGCAGAGGAACCGCCGCCAGCCCGTTTGGCGGCCTCTTCAGCGAGCCAATCGGCGATGCGGTCTCGCATCTGCTCGCTGGCCGTGAGTTCAAGTTCTCGGCTATCAGACATGCGCGGCGACCAGCTTGGCAGTGTTCGCATGGCAGAGCAGCTCGGGCCGGTGATCGGTGACAAATCCCGACACGGCCGCCCAGCGCGCCGCATGATCGAACGCCATGAGGCGCTGCAAGCGTCGCTCCTCACGCTGCAGTCGCTCGTCGTCGCTATCGATCATGCCGATCGAAATGCGCTGCTTTTCACCGTCCCTGACGATGAGTGTGACGGACATGCCAATGCTTTCGGCGCGGTCGAGCCAGCTTCGGGCATCGAAGTCGATGCGCCCTGTGGAGAGCAAGCAGGCGCCTAGATCGCTGTGATCAAGGTCATCATATGCAGCGCGATAGTAGTCGTCGGTAAGTAGGCTATCGCTGTCGATCCCCGCCAGGTCGATGTCGAAGAAGCTGCCCGTCCCTGTCCCGCGAATGTCGCGTGTGTTCGTATGCGTCGCATGCCATAGAAGGTGTGCGTAAGACTTCACGAGGACGTCGCCAGCCGTGGTGCAGGGCGCGCGGAAAACCGATTGCAAAGTGCTGTGCACGTGACCGGAAAGCCTAGTGGCTTCGGCATCCGTATATGCGTCGGAGGTGTCATGCTCGCCCATGGCAAGCCAGGCAGTGCGAAACGCGGCATACGCTGACCGGAGGGCTGGCCCCGGTTCAGGGCGATCGACCGCTTCGATGTCCTTTTCCAAGGCCCGCCAGCTGAATCCAGACCCTGGGTATTCCAGCATCACAGTGAGCTTTTCTGCGATGTCTTTACCCGTGAGCGCCCGCGTTTTTATCAGCGATTCCGCATTGGCGAGGAGGTTGGCTTTCAACCCCTCGACGTCGGCAGCCGTGAATCGTTCGTCGCGCACGAACTCGTCTCGACGGGCCCATGAGGCGCAACAACGGTCGTGATTGGTCTTCGCATCAGAAAATGCGAGCGTGCTGCGGATACGCATGTCAGGCCTCCTTCTGATTGGCCGGTGCGAATGCAGGGTTTCGAGCCGCAACGGTGGCGGCCATCACCACAAGATCATCGCTGTGATCGTCGGCCGGCTTTGCGGTGACGCCCAGAAGGGCGCGGGCCTCGGTGCAAAGCGCTTCCGTGAACCCGTTCATGTCGCGATCGCAGTCGAAGCAGATCAGGAACTTCAAAGCCCAGTCTGCCAGAGACGGCGCGGGGATGTTGAGCAGGAAGGTCTCCGCATCGCAGCGCGCATCAAGGAGCCGCTCTTGCTCCAGCACGAGGGGGCTCGCCGCCCCCTTGGGACCTGGGCTGGCGGCCATGGCGGGCAAGTAAACACGCTGATCGAAATCGCTCTCGGCCAGAATAGCAGTGAACAATGCCCGCCTGGCTGTCTCCCAATCATCGGGAATCTGCGCGTACAATTCACCCAGCAGGACTTGCGCGGTCTCGATGACAGCTCTGTCCTTATCGTCACCTTCCGCGATCACCAGGGCATCGTCTTCTGCAAGGCCGCGATGATCAAAGTGCAGCTGATAGATGACCTTAGCGATCACTTCGGGAAGGCCGCGCGCTGGGTGCGCCTTGATGTTCCGGAAGGCCTCTTCGTCAGCGCCATCGGGCCCATCGCGCACGGTGCTTTCATAAGCTGCGATGAGGGTCGTAAGATCGTAACCAATGCCAGCGGGAAGCGGGGGGAGCGCGTATGCGACGCGCGCAATGTCGTCCTGCGGGTGAACCTTAAATTGGAAGGTCATGCTGATGCTTCCTTCTGTCGGGCGAGGCGCGCCTTATTGGCGGCGACCTCGGCGGCCGGGATTTTTCGGGGAGTGCGGCCAATCTCGAACGCGAGATGGACGCCAAGCCATTGAAGATCGAAGCGGAAGGCCGTGCCCTCGCTTTCATCTGAGAAGTCGCGCTCTTCAGTATCGAGGCGGAAAATGTCTCGTTGCCGCCAGTCATACCAAGGCTCGATCGCCGCGATCAGGCGATGAAGCGTCTGCACCGCTCAACCCTCAATGGGCGTAAGCTGGCCAGTGCCGCGAAGAGCGTCGATATCGGCGAGCAAGTCGTCGAAATATCCGGTGGCGAGAACCGTTCCGGTCTTCGCCATGATTTGCATCTTCTCGCTCAGCGCTGCGAGGTCCGGAGCGCGAATGCCGACCAGCGTATTCAACGCATCGCCCGCAGCATCGAACACCGCATCCTGCTCCGCTTCGGGCAGGTTGGAGATGTCCAGCTTCTCGGCGGCTTCCCACGCGGACACCGCCTGTCGCCATGCAGCCTTGGCGCGAAGCAGGCGGACCGCACGGCGCAGGGGTGGCTCTGGGGTCTGGTCCGCGCTTTGGACGGTAGCCAGATCGCCGCCTTTGGCATTCGGAAGCAGGGTATAAATCGCATCAAGAGCGCCGCTGCCGATCTCGATCAGCCGGCGAGCCGTGGTCAGCATCGTTACGGCGCGCTCGACTGCGGTTGAGGTCTCCTGGTCGCCGCGCTCCATCGCGGGCTCCAGCACCTTGTCGCTGAGAGTGTCGAGCGTCTGGGCAACGAGGGTGGAAGCCTCCTCATGCCATATCATCACATCATCGACGGTTGATTTAGCGTCCGTGATGGAAATGCCGAATTCGGCTCCTTTCAGGAAAAGGGCGCGGAACGGCTTAAAGGTTGGATGGTAAACCATCTGGCTCTCCTGGTGGGTAGCGCAGGAGACCAGGACAAGGGCTCGCCGCGCTTCATGGAATGCACCGGTGTGCACTCCCTGTCACAGGATGTAGCCAGAGTGGCTAATCAATTCAAGAGGTTTTTGTAGCCTTTGTGGCTACAGCTTTTGATACACCCCGACGACCCGGCCAGTGATCGAAAAAGGCTGTTTTCCTAGCATGATAACCGAGTGCTCAGGGTTTCTGGAGCACGGTTCGAGCCGAGCGGGCTCAGCCCGGTACTTCTTGAAAGTGGCCTCGCCCTCGCCGTTGAGCACGACGTAATAGGAGCCATCCCGCAAGTCCGAGTCGTCAGGGTCGATCAAAACGGTCGAACCTTCCGGGGTCACTAGATCCATGCTGTCGCCCTCAACCTTCAATCCGAAGGCTCGCGGGGCGGCTACAGGCGCCGCGATATATTCGCTGGCCTCTTGGATCGCTTCGCGCCAATGCCCTGCGGCAACCATTCCGATCACGGGGATTTGTCGCGCGACAATCGGGAATATCCCCGCGTCGTCCTCGCCAACGACCTCGCCAGGCAGAACGCCGAAAGCATCTGCAAAGCGCTTCGCCCACTCAATGGTGAGTTTGCGCTGCGATCGTTCGATCTTCGCAATCGTGGTGAAGTGCACGGCCTCGCCTTGGCTGCTCATCACATCAGCAAGCTCGCGCATCGACCAGCCGCGCGCTTGGCGCAGATCACGGATGTTGTTCATTGTAGCCAATTCCCTTGTCCTGGGACCGCTCTTATAGCCGTTTTGGCTACGATGAGAAGAGCCTAATATTGCGGTGCGGAAAGTCGGCAAAATGGCTACAAGCTATTGCTGGTAGTAGCCAAAGAGGCTACAACATACGAATGACCCTAAGAGATTACCTTGCCGAGGCTCAGCTGTCCTACGGCGCGTTCGCAAAGAAGATTGGCGTCAAGAACGGTCGGACCGTTCATCGCTATGTCGAGGGTCAGCGTTACCCGCGCCCGAACTTGCTCGTCGCCATCGCTCGCGAGACCGACGGAAAGGTCCAGCCGAACGACTTCCTCGCTTCGCACGGGGGCTGAACGGTGGGGGCCATGGGACGACAGGCTGCGCAGCCTTCGGGTCGGCTCAGCGACGACGAGTTCCGTGAACTGGTCAACAAGGCTCGCGAGCGGCATTCGATCTCGGATATCATAGGGCGCCACACACAGCTGAAGAAGCGGGGCGGCGGAAGAGATGAGCAGGTAGGGCTCTGCCCGTTCCATAGCGAGCGCACGCCCAGCTTTGAGGTGAACGACACCAAGGGCACCTACCACTGCTGGGGCTGCGGAGCTGCGGGGGATGCGATCACCTTCCTGGTGAATTGTGAGGGCCTATCGTTCCGCGCGGCTGTCGAGACGCTGTCAGGCGATGCGTTTCCAGTGATCTCGGAGGAGGAGCGCACCAGGCGGAAGCGAGAGATCGAGCGCGCGTCAGCGTCGAGGATCGCGCTTGCTCGCACAATTTGGTCGCGTTCGATACGAGCGACGCTCGACACACCGGCCGGGGTTTATGCGCGGTCGCGTGGGATCACCATCGACCTGCCGCCTACCGTCCGCTTCGTAATGACGCCGCGATGGTATGATCCCGAAACCGGCGAGGCTGGGCGGGACATTCCCGCTATGGCCTGCGCTTTGCAGGATGTCACCGGCGCCGTTGTCGGTGTCCAATGCGTGTTCCTTGAGGATGGCGGCAGGCGCAAGTATTCGCGCCCGCGTCCTGATGGCTCAATCGGCAAGGCGAAATTGTCCTTCGGCCAGATCGTCGGTTCAGCGCTGCGGCTAGGCCCTGTCCGGCCGCACCTTATCAATTGCGAGGGGCCCGAGGATGGCCTCACCCTTGCCCAGCGCCTGCCCGACAAGTCCGTCTGGGTGACATGCGGGACGGCGATGCTGTCGCGTGTCGACTATCCCACCGAAGTTCGGTCTGTCTGCTTCGCTGGCGATAACAACGACGCGGGGCGGTTGGCCGTCACCCAAGCGCGCGATGCTGTTATCGCGAAGGGCCTGATCCCTTCCGAGGCCTTCCCGCCCGCCGACTTCAAGGATTGGAACGACGAACTGCGCGGGGTGCGCGCATGACAGTCGAGGCCAATTTTGCCGACTTCGACCCCCCCAGCACATTCGTGCCCGGCCAGCCGATCGAGTTTCGACCCTCGGTTGGAGACCCGGAAGATTATCCGCTGCACGCGCTGCCGCCGCGCCTGGCCGAATGCATCCAGGGTCTGGTCGACATCGTGCAGATCCCGACTTCGATTGCCGCGCAGGCGGTGCTCGGCGCGTGCGCGATCGTAGCGCAGACGCGGATCGAGATCGAGATGCCGACCGGCGAAGTGATCCCTTCGTCCCTGTTCCTTTTCACGGTGGCGGCAAGCGGAGACCGCAAATCTAGCTGCGACAAGCGTGCGCTCGCTCCGATCTACCGCCGCGAAAAAGAAATGCGCGAAGGGTTTGACGCCCGGCAGCAGCAGTTCTCGGTGGAGAAGGCTGCCCACGATGCCGCCGTGAGCGCAGCGAAGCGCGGCACGAAGAACCGCTTCCAGATCCAGCAGGCGCTGGAGGACTGCGGCTCGCCGCCGGTGCCGCCGGCGCTGCCGATGCTGCTGGTCGAGGAACCCACGATCGAAGGCATCGTGAAGCTGCTCGACGAAGCCTATCCCTCGATCGGGCTGTTTTCAGACGAGGGCGCCCAGTTCCTCGGCGGTTACAGCATGCAGGACGAGCAGCAGGCGAAGACCGGCGCGATGCTGTCGCAGCTGTGGGACGGGAAGCCGATCAAGCGCGTGCGCGGGACCGACGTCACCAAAATTCTCGATGGCCGGCGCATGTCGCTCCACCTGATGGTCCAGCCCGGCGTGGCGATGAAGCTGTTCGGGAACAAGGCGCTTCGCGACCAAGGCATGATGAGCCGCATGCTCATCACCTTCCCGAAGAGCCTCAAGGGGCAGCGGTTGTGGAAGGAGGCTTCGGAAAAGTCGCGCGACGACGTCGCGGCATACCAATCCAGGCTCACCAGCCTCCTCACGGGCGCTTTCTCCCGGATGGACCCTGAAACCCGCCAGCTAGAGTTCTCGACAGTCACGCTGCAGCCGGACGCCCGCAAACTCTGGATCGCCTTCAGCGACCACCTTGAAAAGCAGCAAGGCCCCGATGGCGCGCTGGCCGAGGTCAGTGACCTCGCTTCCAAAATGGCCCAGCACGCGCTCCGGCTCGCCGCTGTCATCTCCTATTTCCAAGGCGGTGAGCACGTTGTGCGCGACGGCATTTCGGTCGACGCGATGAACGCTGGGATAGCGCTAGGCCAGTATTACCTCTCCGAAGCAATCCGCCTGTTCAACGCCGGTTCGATCGACGACGATTCCGACAATGCCCAGGCGCTGGTCGAGTTCATCCGGAAGGAGAAGCTCGACCGCGTCGGCAAGCGCTGGCTGAGCCGCAACTGCCCCAAACCGATCCGCGCCGCCATCGTACTGAAGCGCGCCCTCGAACTGCTGGTCGAACAAGGCCACCTCGTCGCCATCGGCGGCGGGGGCGACTTCAAGGCGCGCGGCGAGAAGCATTCGGAACGCACGGTCTACACAGTCATCTATCCGGACGACGCCCCATGACTTTCGAACGATTTGAGATCGGCCAATTCGATCAGACCCGTCTTGCCGAGCCCGCCTTCGCCATGCCTCAGGCTGCAGATCCCCGCATTCAGCAAGCGCATGCGGCCATCGATGCGCTTGAATGCCTCGCCACGCCACGAAGTATAAGTGACGGACAATGGTACGAGTTACTTAGAGATTTGCGTCATGTCGCAAGTAATTGGCTAGATATCGCACTGGCTTGCGGATGGTCATTAATCGACCTGTTTGGCTCCCCTCCGAGCCTGCGGGGCCGGGTCGGGCTGATGGGCGTGGCCGTGCTGCTGAAAGGCCGCGAGATCGAAAGCGTCGACCGTGAGACGATCCTCATCGGCAATCGTCTGGGTGCTCCAAATGCCTTCCGCCGCCATTCGCCAGCCGCCTCCGAGCCCTTCGATATGCGCGGTTCTGCGCTGGTCTGGGATGTAATCACCAAGGAGCAAATCCGATGACTGTCGCCGCTGTCGCAACTGTCGCACCGTCAGCGCAAAGTGGCGGATTTCTGCGGGTTTCAGGCAACTGTCGCGACAGTCGCGCGACAGTTGCTGCGACACTTCGTCAAATCTTCGAAAACGCCTGTAATCGCACAAAAAACGCGGCGGTCGGAAGCACCACCCAGAAACGGCAGATTTCTGCGGGTTTCGCTGGGTTTTTCGCCGCTCAGAGCACCACCCGACTCACCCCCCGATTTTGGGTGGCGGGAGGAGGGGGGGAAGAACCCCTTAAGGGGTTCTCCCCCGCCCACCGTCTCACCGCCTTGGGGCTGCCGAGGACACAATCATGAATTTGGATTTCACAGAGAACCGACCAGCCGTCGGAACCGTCGTCATGCTCGACGACCAGTCGTTCCGTCTGACCGGCTTCGAACCATACGTTCGTCGGGATGGGTCACCGTCCGAGCTGATGATCTGGGAAGCGGCCTGCGCCGAGTGCGGGACACCGATCAAGGTCAAGTCGCCGCTGAAGAACAACGGGCTCACACGCAGGTGCGTCGAGCACAGCAAGGCCGGGACGCGGGTCACGGGCGGGCGGCGAGTGACCGTGCGGGTGATCCCCGCATGACGATCCGATCCCCCCTCGGACGCTTCGCCACGCTGGGCCACGAGCCGGACCCAGCTGCCGCCCGGCGCGCCGGTTACGCTGCCTGGCAGGAGCATGGCCTGATCCTCATCAACCCCGAATGGCTCAAAGGTTGGGCCGATCGCAAGCAGGCCGAACTGCTCGCCGAACAGCTGTACGGCAAACGGAAGGACGCAAAGTGACTGACGATCAGAAGGGCGAACTCGCTGGCGTATTGGCGCATCGCGCGCTGATGGAACTTGGCGATCCGCTCGATGCGATGCTGATCCTGTTCCAGGCGGCCAGCGCCCTATGCATCACCCGGCTGTCGCCACCTGCCTTCGCCGTTGATGCGTATGACGGCGCCACCGTCATCGCTCGCGATCGTCTGGTCGAGGTCATGGGCGCAACGCAGGTGAGGAACTGACATGGCGGTGGGAATTCCATTCGCAGAGGCGAACCTCATCCTCCGCGCGCCGACGCCTGAAGATGCCGCTGCGGGCACGGTCTATGACCTGCACGTCCATCGGTATCGCGATCTCGACGGCAACCCGAACTGCATCAGCAAGTGGCAGTTCGCGCCCGATGAACTGGCGGGCATCGTCGCGAATGGTGGTGTCTTTTGGTTCCACGCCTGGGGCGCGACACATCCGCCTGTTGGCATCGAGGGGGCGAACCCGTTCGTGCGCGCCACCGTCGCCGGAGAAGGCGAAGACCTTGCTGCCCAGCAGGACAAGCGGCGGCTGGCGCTGATCGAGCGGATCGGCGCTGCTGCGGACCTCATGGACGGCAAGCCGCTGGAGGGCGAGCTCGCCGACGTCGCCTATGATCTGCTTCGGCAGGCGGCGGCGCAGCTATCCAGCGACCGCCTGCGCGTCGCCACCGCGCCTACGCCAGCTGCCGAGGCAGACGAGCACCCGAACGCGCAGGACTATCGTAACCGGGCCGAGCGCGCGGAGGCGGAATGCGCCGAGCTTCGCGCCGACAGGGCGCGGCTGGACTACCTCGACCGGTGCAACACGGCGCTCAATGCGCGTTACGGCACCGCCTATGGCTGGAAGCTAATCCAGAGCCACAACGTCAACCGCCTGATGATCGGTGACTTCGACGTGGACCTTCATGACAGCCAATCGCACGGCCTGCCGTCGTGTCGCGCCGCGATCGATGAGCGAATGCGTGAGAGTAAGAAAGTCGAGGAGCGCTAAAATGTCCCAGAACCGCCGCATCAAGGCACCGCGCGGCAAGGTGAAGGCGGCGCGCGCGAAGCTCGCGCGCACGGCCGAGGCGCAGACGGAACGGCCTACGCCGGAGCAGGAGGCGCGGGTCAAGTTCGAGCTGGGCCGCGTGGTGACCGAAAGCGGCTTGCCCTACGGTTTCGCTTATCGGCGCACGCCGCTGATCGAGACCATGGGCGCCAGTGGCGCGCTCAGCCCTGACGAGTTGAACGCGCTGCGGTTCTATCGGACTGCATTCGATCGGTCGGAGCGGTCCCCGGTTCGTTCGTGCCTGAATATCTCGTCGGGCGGGCGAGGTGTGAACGCTGCTTCCAGCGTCATCAACGCGACGCCGGGCATGATCGACGCGAAGCGCAAGCTGAAGCTGTGCGAGATGAGCCTCGGCCACACCCGGGATACCCTCCGAGCTGTAGTGCTCGACGACAAGTCGTTCCGGCAGATCGCGATGGACCGCTACGGGTCGAGGGTGACCACTGATAAGCTGGGCCGCGAGAAGGTGGCGCCCCGCTCGGGACGGCACCGCGAGATCATCCGGCAGGAGTTCATCGCGGGCATGCGCATCCTCACCGACCGCATCCGCCATATGGTCACCACCGGCTCCATCGAGGAGGTATGGGTCGAGCCGCTCGACGACGGGACAGCGACAATCCGGCGCGGTATCGCGGCACCGGCAGGACGTTACCGCGTCTGGGGCGACAACGTGTTGGTTGATCGCGTGATGGCCGACCTTCACGCGAAATATGGGCCTACGCTCAGCTTCCGGACCGCCGACGTAGCGGTTGCCTTGCTCAAGGGGGTTGAAGCCGGAAGGCTCCTGCATTTGGAGCCGGACGAGCTTGCCGCGTAAAACCCCGGGGAACAAATGCGGCACAGGCTTGACCCCTATGGCCTAGCGGCCAAGGTTAACCGTCCGTAGAGACAATAACGATTCACGAGGGTTCCGATGGACGATTTAACGAAGATGGAAATTCAGAAGCTGCAGCAGCAGATCGAAGTCCTCAAGACGATGATCGAGGTCCAGAACATCAAAAACGCGGGCGTGAACGCGGTCCTGCAGAAGCTGATTGGTGTTGCTCCTGGGGCAGTTCATGTGGACGACATCGAGAAGATGCTGACCACGAGCCAGGGCGCGGGCACGCACTACCGCGATGCGGGCCACCGGCGCTCTGACATCAATGATTTTCTCCGAGAAGTCGGCTTGATGCGTCTCGTCTAGGGTTCTCCCGCGTATAGCTTGCGCGGGGGCAACACAGATGCTACTTTAGCCAAAGTGGATACATGCGCCCGATAGCCGGAAACGGTTGTCGGGCGCAGTCATTAGCGACCATCGTCCAACGGTAGGGCCTCAGCCTTCCAAGCTGATGATGCCGGTTCGAACCCGGCTGGTCGCTCCAGTCATCAAGGACCCGCACATGAGCGACATCAAGTTCGTGATGAGCAAGGCGGATGGCCTCACGGTCGCGGACATGGAAACGGCCTATCAGATGATGGCTGAGGTCAAGCGCCTCCGGAAGCTGTACGACGCACCGGGGCACGCGCTGCCGGCCGTCGGTGGTTTCTCCGACCAAGCGATGATCGAGGCCGTGGCTCCCGCCTACGGCCAGGAACTGATGCGCCGCATCAACGATCTGGTGGCGCAGCTGGTGCTTCTCGGTTTCGAGATTGTGCCTGAGACGGAGACGGCATGATGCCCGACACGCCGCCCATCATCCCTGCCAAGGGTTCGGTTTATGATGAGGACTTCGACCCCGAGCTTGGCCGTCGCCTCATCATCTCGCTTGATGGCGTGGTGCAGGACCAGGTCGTTGCCTACGATATCGAGGCCGGTGTCGTGACGAAGCACAAGGTGGACGCGCACGGCGAGGTTGTCGTCGATCGCGAGCGCGAAGAGATTGTGAAGGTCGACGTGCATGGCGCGGTGACCGTGACGCTGAAACCGGAGCCTGACTGTGGTTGAGGCTATGGTGATCGCCCAGGCCGCTGCTGCGCATGTCGAGCTGGCCAAGGCGAAGTCGTTGCGGGCGCGGCTCGATAGCCACGGCCACCGCATGTCTTCGGATGCAAAAGAGATCCTTTGGGCCATGGTGTTTGCGCACGAGGACGCGGCCAAGGAAATGGTTGAGGCCGCCTCGCGTGGCTGAGCCCAGCTGGCGCAGTGACAAGCGCAAGACTGCAGAGCGTGGCTATGGTGGCAAGTGGCAGAAGGCTCGTGAGACGTTCATCGCCGCCAACCCGCTGTGCGTGCGGTGTGACGACAAGGGGCTGACCACCGTCGCCACCGTCGTCAACCACCGTGTCCCGCACAAGGGTGACCTGAAGTTGTTCTGGGACCGCAAGAACTGGGAGGCGGTCTGCAAGCCCTGTCATGATGGCGAGATCCAGCGGGAAGAGCGAACGGGCATCGTTCGCGGCACTGGTCGCGACGGTAGGCCGCTCGATCCTTCCCATCCCTGGAATAGGAGTTCGTAATGACAGAACGTCTCAATGACGCGGTGCGAACGATGATGGCGGCAACGGGCATGGTCGGACAGTTCGACATCTACCAAGAGGGCAGCATGTCGCACGGCTTCGTCGGCAAGCCGAATGACGGCGAGGACATGCGCGTCACCGTCATCGTGACGCCGATCCACGTATCAGCGTCCATTAGCCTCACTGCTGAGGTGCGAGAGGGCGAACCAAAGGATGGATGGCGCCAATTCGTCATAGATACCCCCCGGTCAAAAGTCTGAGGGGCGGCGATCTCCTGACCGGTGGCGAACCTCCCTGCGCACCGAGAGCAATTTTCAAACTAAAAAGTTCAGCCGGAAAGGGGTGAACCTGAATGACCGTCACTCCGATCGAAGGCACCGGCGCCATCGTCGTCGAGCCTGACTGGGCGCTGATCCTGACCGATGAGATCGAGCTCGCCGCCGCCACTGAACATTGGCGGCGCGTCACCACCGAAATGAAGGATCGGGAAATTCTGACCCCGGCGAACGCTCACGCTATCCAGCGCCTGGTGCTCGCCTATGTCGTGTATGATCGCTGCGCCCGCGACGTTGCGGAACATGGCGCGGTGACCAAGCCGAAGCGCGGCAACCCGAAAGCCATCGCTCGCCTGAGCCCTTATTTCACGGCGATGCGCGAAGCTGGCTCGGACGCCGATCGGCAGGAGCAGGAGCTTGGCCTGTCGCCCCGCCGCCGCGCTGGCGCCGCAAAGGTGGAGAAGAAGGGCCGCCGGGTGACTGGCGCCGACACGTATCTGAAGCCCCGCAACATTGCCTAACCCCTACCTCGCGGCAGAGGACCCGACGACAGCCTGGGCGCGTGATGCCGTCGCCGGCAAGTTCGTCGTCGGCGATATCGTGCGGGGCCAGGCCGAGCGTCACCTGCGCGACATTCGCGACGGCGAGCGACGGGGGCTGTTCTGGAAGCCCGAGGAAGCCGGCCATGCGCTGGGGTTCTTCCCGGCTGTGTTCACGGTGACCGATGGCCCGGCAGCGGGCCAGCCGTTCCACCCGCTCGCCTGGCACACGTTCGTGATGGGCAGCCTCTTCGGCTGGCACACCTCAAGCGGGCGCTTGCGGTTCCGAGACCGGAAAGGGTCAGGCCAAGTCGCCGCTGATGGCGGGCATCGGGCTCTACATGATGGGTTGGTGCGGGATTCCCCGCGCCCAGGTGTTCGCGCTGGCGAATGACAAGGCCACAGCCAACGTGCTGTTTCGGGATGCCACGGCCATGTGCCGGGCCGACATCCCGGACCAGGAGGACGGCGACAGTCTCGAAAATAGAGGGGAGGTGATCATTCGCGGCGAGGGCGATAACGCCTGGAAGATCGAGCACCCCGAGACAGGCTCGTTCTTCCGAACGCTGGCCGGCGGCGAGCGACAGTCGGGCCCGCGCCCGGCTGCAGTGCTTGCCGACGAGATCCACGAGTTCCGCACTGACACCTCCCTGAAGACCTGGGAGGAGGCCATCGCCAAGGTGGCCGGCAGTGCCATGTTGATCATGGGGACGAACACCCCCGCGACCGCGCAGCATGTCGGCACCAGCTACAGCGATCTCTACCAGGACATCGCGCTCGGCAAAGTGAAGGACGACACCGCGTTCGCGTTCGTGGCGCGGGTCGACAAGAAGGACCGGGACACGGTTTTCGAGAACGAGGCGGTCTGGCGTAAGTCGCTGCCGGCGCTCGGCGAGACCTTCCCGATCGAGAATATCCGCGAGCGCGTGAACACCGCTCGCACCCGCATCTCTACCGCCAGCTCGACCAAGCGCCTGTATTTCGGAGTGCCAACCGGCGCCGCCGACTTCTGGATTGCCGAGGAGGCTTGGGCGGCGGTGCAGGGCAGCGTCGATAGCCGGGAGCAGCGCGGCAAGCGCTGCTATCTGTCGCTCGACCTTTCGCAGAAAAACGACCTTACCGCGCTGTCGGCAGACTGGATCGACACCCCAGTCGACCAGCCCGTCCGGCACACGGTCAAGACCTGGTACTGGACCACCAAGCGGGGCCTGGAAGATCGGGCCAAGGCCGACAACGCCCCATACGAGGACTGGGTAGCGGAGAGCTACCTGAAGGCGGTGGATGGCCCGGTCATCGACTACACCTATGTCGCGATGCAGGTGAAGGAACTGTGCGCGGAGCACGATGTCGCCTTTCTTGCGTTCGACGTCGCGTTCCTTGCGCAATTCGAGGAAGCATGCGCCGAAGTCGGGCTTGAGGTCTGGCGTTTCGAAGGTCCCGGCAAGCCGGAAGGCAGAGGTCTAAAACTCGTTGCGCACGCGCAGGGCACCAAGATCATCTTCCAAGAGAAACAGCTGTGCATGCCGACTTCGATCACGAAATTGGAAGACGTCATCCTTGCCGAGCAGATCGTCATCGACGCATCTCCAGTGACTTACAGTTGCGCAGCGAATGCTGCTCTTGACGAGGACGGTCAGGGCAATCGGGCCTTTAACAAGCAGCGCTCACGCGGCCGGATCGACGGGATTGTGACTGTCGCGATGGCCGTTGGTGCCGCCGCGATGAATGAAAAGCCGAAGAAGAAGTCGGTTTACGCCTCGCGCGGCATTATTCGGGTTTAACGGGAGGTCGAATGGGATTCTTTGACCGCCTGTTTGGCGTGCCATCTGCCGCGCCCGCGCCGGACGCTCCTGAACAGGGCCGCCGCTCCCCGGCCTCGTATGAGACTTGGGATATGGACAGCCCCGCTCTGGCGCAATTCCTGAGTGAAGGTCGTCAGTCGGCTTCTGGGGTTAGCGTCAACGAGACGATGGCGCTGCGGAACAGCGCGTTCTTCCGTGCAGCGCACCTGATCTCAAGCGCTATGGGAATGCTGCCCACGCACCTGATGCGCCGCAGCATTGACCGCGAAGGCCGGGAGACGATTTCAAAGGCGAAAGACCACGCGCTGTATCGACTGCTGCACAAGCGGCCGAACCAGTATCAAACCGCGTTCGAGTTCAAGAGCTACATGCAACTTTTGGCTCTTCTCGATGGGAACGCCTACGCGCTGATCATCCGTGGAATGCGGCGCGGGAAGCAGAACCAGATCATCGCCTTGGTGCCGCTGAAGCGGAAATCCGTCACCCCCAAGCTGTCAGATGATTGGAACTTGACCTTCGAGTATCGCCGCCCCGGTGGTGGGACGACCATCCTTCGTCAGGACGAAGTCTTCCACTTCCGCCATCCTGTCACGCGCGATGGCCTCAAGGGCGTCAACCTGCTGGACATGGCAGTCAATGCCATCGGCATCGCAGCCCAGGCCGAGAAAGCAGCCGGCAAGGTGCTCAAGGGCGGCGTCATGGCCGGCGGCGCTTTGGAGACCGAGAAAGATTTGGGCGACGAGGCGATCAAGAGCCTCCGCGAAAGCATGCGCGAGCGCCAGGCCGATGGCGACGCGGCGGGTGAATGGTTGATCCTTGAGGAAGGCCTGAAGGCGAAGCCCTTCGTAACTTCCGCCAAAGATGCACAGTTCGATGAGATGCGGAAGCGTCAGGCCGAAGAAATTTCGCGCTTCACCGGCGTGCCGCGCCCACTGCTGATGATGGATGAGACGAGCTGGGGCAGCGGCATCGAGCAGCTGGGCCTGTTCTTCGTCACCTACTGCCTGATGCCTTGGTTCGTCGCTTGGGAGCAGGCCATCGAGCGATCTTGCTTGAGCGAAGCGGAGCAGGACGCGGACGAACTCTACGTCAAGTTCAACGAGGGTGCGCTTCTGCGAGGCTCTCTCAAGGACCAGGCCGATTTCTTCGCCAAGGCTCTCGGGCCGAACAGTGCTTACCGGACGCCCGACGAAGTTCGAGGCGCTTTCGACCTCAACCCCATCGAGGGCGGCGATAAGCTGCCTGCCCCCGCCGCCAAAATCACTACGCCGCCCAAGGAACCCGTCGATGACTGATCAGCCCTCAAAGACCGGCCGGCCGGCCGCAGTGAAGACGATCAACGGTCGCCCGTTGCCGGGTGCCGCGCCGTCACAACAGGCGGCCCCGCCGCGCCCGCGCGCTATCGTGGGTGGGATCACGGCCCGGCAACGCCCCGGCGCGCTTCCGGTCCCTGCCGAACGCGGCGTTTCTGCCTTCACGCCCGCGCCTGTCCTTGACCGTTGGAACGCGGACGCGGCTGGCATCCGCCCGGCTGCGCTGGAACCAGGCGACAATGTCATCACCATGTTCGACATCATCGGCGAGGATTGGTGGACAGGTGGCGGGATCACCGCGAAAAAGGTGGCGGCCCAGCTGCGCGCCATCGGCGATCGTCCCGTCGAGGTCCAGATCAACAGCCCCGGCGGCGATATGTTCGAAGGCTTGGCGATCTACAACGTGTTGCGCGAACATCCGCAAGACATCACCGTCAAAGTGATGGGCATGGCCGCCTCGGCAGCATCTGTCATCGCCATGGCCGGCGATACCGTGCAGATCGGCGCGGCTTCTTTCCTGATGATCCATAATTGCTGGGTCGTCGCGGTCGGCAATCGGAACGACATGGCCGAGGTCGCTGAATTCCTCGCTCCTTTCGACCAGGCCATGGCCGACGTTTACGCCCAGCGTAGCGGTAAAACGTCTGCCGAGTGCGCGAAGTGGATGGACCAAGAGACGTACATGTCAGGGTCCGTGGCCATCGAGCGCGGCTTTGCCGATGCACTCCTGTCCGCCGACCAGACCAAGGTTGATGAGAAGGCCAAGGCATCGGACGCCGCCGTCAACGATGTCCGCGCCATGGAACTTGCGCTGGTCGCCGGCGGCGCCACGCGCAGCGATGCACGGTCCCGCATCAACAAAATCAAGGGTACGCCCGGCGCTGCCCTCGACCCTGCCGACACGCCTGGCGCTGGCGGCGATCCCGAACTGGCTTCCGCGATCGAGCGGCTGGTCCAGTCTTTCCGCAGCTAAGAGCCAAAGAGGCACACCATGAAGCGCATTTCGATGACCGCCCTCGCGGCGGTGGCGACCCTGCTCGCCTACCCGTTCCGCGCACTGCGCGCGGAGACCCCGACCCTGACCCTGACCGCCTCGGTGATCCCCGCGATGCCGCGCGCGATCATGGGCTCCACCATCCGTGCGGACGTTTCCGGTGACCCGAAGGCGATGATCGCGGCCCTCCAGGGCGCGTTCGACGAGTTCAAGTCGGCGAATGACGAGCGCCTGAAGGCGAAGGTCGACGACGCCGTCGTGACCGACAAGCTGAGCAAGATGAACGAAACGATGAGCGCGCTGGAAGCGTCCATCAACGACCATTCTGCGAAGCTCGCCGCTGCGCAGCTCGGCGGCACCAACACCCCCGCGCTCGCCGACCCCGAATATTCGGGCCTCTTCTCGTCCTACATGCGCGAAGGCGCGCGTGAGCAGGAAGAGAGGCTGAAGGCGGCGCATCGCACCGGCCCGCGCGCCGCGATGACCGAGGGCACCAATGCCGACGGCGGCTACACCACGCCGATCGAGTGGGATCGTTCGATCAACGAGCGCCTGAAGCTGATCAATCCGATCCGCGCCGAGGCGACCGTGCAGTCGATCAGCACGTCGGGCTTCACGAAGCTGTTCACCGACCGCGCTGTCGGCTCCGGCTGGGTGGGAGAAACGGCGTCGCGCCCCGCAACGAGCACGCCGCAGTTCACCTCGCTCGACTTCGGGCTGGGCGAGATCTACGCCAACGCCGCCGCATCGCAGCGCCTTCTCGACGACAGCGAAATCGACATCGAGCGCTGGCTCGTCGACGAGATCGAGGTCGAGTTCTCCCGCCAGGAGGGTATCGCCTTCCTTTCGGGCGATGGCACTAACAAGCCGTTCGGCCTGCTGGGGTACGTGACCGGTGCGGCCGCCGCTGCGCGCCATCCTTGGGGCGCAATCGAGGTCGTGAATAGCGGCGCGGCTGCTGCGTTCACCACCGACGGTGTGATCGATACCGTCTACAAGCTGCCGGCCGCCTATGAGCCCAACGCGAAGTTCTTCCTCAACCGCTCCTCGCTCGGCGGCGTGCGCAAGCTGAAGGACGGCCAGGGGAATTACATCTGGCAGCCGACGTTCGTCGCGGGCCAGCCCTCCACCCTGGCCGGCCGTCCGGTCGTGGACGTTCCTGACATGCCGAACCTCGGCGCCGGCGCGGTGGCCGCGCTCTTCGGCGACATGCGCGAGACCTACCTCGTGATCGACCGCATCGGCGTTCGCGTCCTGCGCGATCCCTACACCAACAAGCCTTTCATCTGCTTCTACGTGACCAAGCGCGTAGGCGGCGGCGTGAAAAATCCGGACGCCATGAAGGCCATCAAGATCGGCACCGGCGCCTGATCAAACTTCCGGGGCGGTTTCGGCCGCCCCGGTTGATCGAAGCGACGCTGCATGCGCCGTTTCGGTCAACTGCAGGAGACCCCTCATGAATACCCGCACCACCTCGACCGCCAGCGGCACCGCCGCGACCAAGCCCGCCGACATCGCCGCCGCCACCGAGATCGACACCTCGGGCGCGCCGCAGCAGATCGTTCCTGACGTCGATCTCGACCATCCGGCCGTGGACAGCGACCCGCGCGCGGGCACGTCCGTCGAGCAGAACAAGATCGACTTCAACGATCCCACGCTGACCGGCCAGGAAGCGGTCGAAAAGAACCTGGGCGAACAGAAGAAGTAAGCCGTCCCGGCGACCAAGGGGCCGGCCACCGCGCCGGCCCACAAAATCAGGAGGTTTCGTCTATGGCTCTGCCCGTCACGCTCGAAGAGGCCAAGCGCCAGCTGAAGGTCGAAGACGACGAGACAGACCAGAACGATGAGATCGAGGATTTCATCCGAGATGCTGCAGCGTGGGTCGAGGACTACACGGGTCACATCTTGGAGGCCCGCGAAGTGGTGGAGCACTTCAACGGCTTTTCTCCCGTTTCCATACGGGCTTGGCCGATTGCCGACACGTCGATTCCGGTTGTCACGTACACCCCCGCCGGCGGGGTTCCTGCCACCCAGAATGCGCGGACAGACCTCACGGAGCGACCAGCCAAGGTCGCACCTGTCGTCGGTGCCTTTTGGCCTTTCATAGATAGCCGGCAGGCGTTCACGGTGACTATCCGCGCCGGCTACGAGGACCCCAACGAGGTTCCTCGGGGGCTTTGCCGGGCGATGCTGGTGATGATCGCGGCCTATGACGCCGATCGCGAAGGGGGGAAAATCTTTGCCGATGCCGAGGCCGCCGCAAAGCGCCTTTGCCGGCGCTTCAAGCGGCACACCCTGTGAAGAAAGGCGAGCTCAACCGCCGCATTTCGATCTGGCGCGCAGAGCCGTTGGACGATGGCACCGCAACCGTGAACGGCGAGCCCGCCGAGATCGGCAAGCGCTGGGCGAAGAAGCATGATGTCAGCGACGGCGAGCGCCTTCGCGCAAGCCAGCAGGGGCAGGACTTAGCGACGCGCTTCACCGTCCTGAGCGGCCCGCTTACCCGCACGATCACCGGCAAGGACATCATCAAGCTCGGGGGCGCGGTCTACTACGTCACTGGGACGAAGGAAGTCGATGCTCTGCGCCGCAATGACGGCATCGAGATCACCTGCTCGTCGCAGCCGGACATCACCGCATGAAGCCGACCATGAAGCTCGTCGTTTCGAAGAATTTGAAGAGCAACCTGAAGGCGATGGGCAAGGCGCTCACCCGCAAGACCCTGACGCCGATCATGCGCGAGAACTTGAAGCCGATGGCCGAAGACATGCGCGCGCACGCCGCGCGCGGCTCCGGCGAGATGGCGAAAAGCGTCCGCGTATCGAACCGGCTGTCCAAGACCCAGCGGTCGAAGCTCGACCGCATCGCGCCGATCGAGATGTACGTCGGCCCCGGCCCGCTGCCGCAGGCCATCCAGGAAGAGTTCGGAAATTTCCGCCAGGCACCGCGCCCGTTCATCCGTCCGGCGTTCGATTCCGGCGCCGATAAGGCGATGCGCGGAATTGCGGAGGACGGCGTGAAGGCGATCCTCGGGGCGGTGAAGAAGGACTGACGATGGACGAGGCGCTGCGGGATCTGCTGCTGGGAACGGCGGCGATCACAGACGTGGTCGCTCGCCGCGTAGACTGGGGTGTGCGTCCCCAGGGCGATGGGCTGCCGGCCGTTACCCTCGAACGCATTTCGGGCGGCGCACTGATGAACATGAACGCCCCGAGCGGCTGGGACGTGGACCGCGTCCAGATCGAGTGCTGGGGACGGACCTACAAGGCGGCGAAGGACCTATCATTGGTTCTCGCCAGCCCAGGCGGCCCAGCGCAGCCCGCCGGCCTTTTGGTCGGCTTCCGGGGTGAGCGCCTTGGCGTGCGCCTCCGCACTTTCATTGTTGGTCGCCGGTCGGATTCGGACAGCGACAACAAAGGCCCAGTCCATCGGTCGAGTGTCGACGTGGTGGTTTGGCACAGCCTCTACACCTGACGGGAGAAGAACCATGTGGATCGTTATCACGGCCCCTTTCATCGACAAGCTCGCCGAAGACCCCAAGGACGCGGAAGTCCCGGCTGGCAAGAAGATGAACGTCACCGCCGAGCGCGGCCAGGAACTCATCGACCTTGGGCTTGCGGAAATCAGCGACACCGAGGGCACCAAGCCGACCAAGGCTGAAATCAAGGCGGGCATCGATTCCCTCGCGTTGGATATCGCAGCGAACAGCGCTGCCGATCCCGGCGCCACCACCATCGCCCCCGGCATTGCCGGGCCGATCGACGGCCACCCGGCCGGCGAAGACATCACCCACGACTGACCCAGGCGCTGCGCCTGATTAGGAGGCTATAATGGCAGAGACTAACGCGGCGACCGACATCGGTCTCCTCACCACCTTCGGCAAGGGCCCGAGCGGCGTCGGCTATATCCCGTTCGCAGAGGCGACCGAAATCAATCCCCCCGAATCGGCGCGCGATAGCGTGACGTTCACGCACCACGGCAGCCCCGACGCGCACCACGAATACAAGCCGGGCCTGACGGATGGAGGCGAGGTCAGCATCGTCTACAACCTCGTCCCCGGGCTGTACGACGACGCGGTGATCGCAACCCACCTCGCTTCGCGCATCGTGGAGCCCTGGTGCATCATGTTCCCCAACGGCGCGGCGCTGAACTTCAGGGGCTTCGCGACGGCCCATGGCCGCGCAACTCCGCTCGATGACCGTATGACCGGCTCTGTGACCTTCAAGGTCACCGGCAAGCCCGTCCTGACGCCGGCCGCCTGATATGACGGCGGCAAATAGCCACCGGGGCCGGCTCGGCTTCGACCTTCCGTTCGAGGGCGAAGCCGAGCCACGGCGCTACGTCTTCGCCTTTTCCACGAACGCTTTGTGCGTGCTGGAAGAGGAGTTCGACCTCGACAACATCAGCGAGCTTCAGGACGTTCTCGGTGAGCGACCTTCTCTGCGCAAAATCCGCAAGATGTTCCGCATCGGCCTGACTGACTGCCACCCCGACATGTCGGACGTGGAAGCCGGTCAGATCATCGATGCGATCGGCGGCCTTGAGCCGTCGCTTGAGATGATTATGCGGGCCGTCACGACCGCATTCCCGGAGGCGGCCGAGAGCGGCGCGCCGGGCCCTCGCAAGCCGGCGCCCAAAGCGCCGAGCGCCCGTGGGACTGGGCGGAACTCCACGTCAGCTGGTGCCAGGCCGAAGACCTAGACCCGGCCCAGTTCTGGGCGCTGACGCCTCGTGAGATTGCCCGCGTCTTCGAAGGTAAGGCGCGGGCCGCTCGCATGAGGCACGATCAGCGCATGGAAGCGGCTTGGACAACGGCGATGCTGGGCCGCTCCAAGAAACCGATACCCCTCAAGAAACTGCTGTCACCGTCGGCGACCAAGCCCGTCCGACAAAGCTGGCAAGCGATGTACGCCGCTTGCGCCTCCTGGGCGGGCGCGGCTGGTGAAATCCGTTCGGAAGGACAAGCTGCATGAATATGGCAGTCGTCGGCGCCGCACGCGTCGTGTTCGGTGCTGACACGTCCGATTTTGACGCAGGGGCCAAGGGCGTTGAAGGCGTCCTTGGCCGCCTCGTCGATAAGTTCGAGGCAGTCGAGCGGAAGCTCAAGCGCATTGGCGTGGGCGTCACCCTCGGCATCACCGTGCCTTTCGCGGCGATGGTGAAGACCATCGACAAGGACGCTGGCTCGTTCGAAGCGCAAATGAACAAGGTCCGCGCGGCGCTAATGGATGCCTCGCCTGACCAGATCAACGCGCTCTCGGACGCAGCGCGAAAGATGGGTCCTGCGGTGGGCGTGGGAGCGACCGAAGCCGCCGGCGCCATCGATTCGCTTGCCCGCGCTGGCGTGTCAGCTGCCGACATCCTTGGCGGCGCTCTTGATGCGACGCTGAAGCTGTCGGCCGCAGGCATGACCGATGCGGAATCGGCTGCCGGCCTGGTCACCGACGTGATGGGCCAGTTCGGGAAGACCGCCGCCGATCTGCCTGCCGTGATGACCAATATCGTCGGCGCTCTCGATGCGTCGAAAATGGGCTTCGACGACTTCCGCCTGGCTGTCGGGCAGGGCGGCGCGATTGCTGCCGCCTCCGGTGTCAGCTTTGAGGACTTCTCGACCGCCATCGCCGCGACCAGCACCATGTTCGCCAGCGGCGCCGATGCGGGCACTTCCTTCAAGACCTATATCCAGACGCTCACGGGCAAGAGCAAGGAAGCCCAGAAGGCCCTGAGCAAGCTGGGCATCTCGTTCTATGACCAGTCCGGCGCGCTCAAGCCGCTCAACGAGCAGGCACAGATCCTGCAGGACGCGCTTGGCGGGCTGACCGACAAGAGCAAGCAGGACGCGCTAACCCCGATCTTCGGCGCCGATGCCGCGCGCACGGCCATTGGCCTGATGAACCAAGGCCGCGAGGGCTTTGAAAAGTACCGGGACGCCGTCGCTAACGGTGACGTGAACGGCAAGATCGCGGTGATGATGCAGGGCTCGGAAGCGGCCGGCAAACGCATCGCGGCGGCGTGGGAGGGGGTGAAAATTTCACTCGGCCTCGACACCGGCCTTCTGAAGTTCACGACCGCTATCAAGAACGGCTTTGCGTCGTTGCTTGAGGCAATTGCGAATGCCCCGGTCTCGGTGAAGAAGGTCGGCGCGGCGTTCGCCGCATTTGGCGCTGCCCTCGGGCCACTCCTCGTCGTCCTCGGCCACGTCGGCGCCGTCCTGCTCGCCAACTTCGCAGCCTCCAAATTCGGTCTGATCGGTCGCGCGCTGGGTTTGATCATCGCGCCCGTCTCGACGGTCATCGGCTTGCTCGGCGAAATGGGCCTTGCGCGCGTGCTCGCGATGGTCGGCTCGCGGCTTCTCGCGTTCATGGGCCCGGTCGGTCTGGTGATCAGCGCCATCCTCCTGTTTAAGGACGAGATCGCGTTCGCGCTGTCGGCCGTGTGGGCCAGCATGACGGAAACGCTCGGGCCGCCGGTGCAGGCGCTGTTCGCGAAACTGACCGACCTTTTCGCAAAGCTCTCTGGCGGCCCCATCGGGTCCGCGATCGACGGGCTGATCTCGCTGCTGTCCGGCCTGAAGGACGTTGTCGGCACGGTGCTGGTCGGCGCGATCATGCTTGCCGGCGAGGTCATCGAGCGGGTCATCGGCGGGGTGATCGCTATCTTCTCCGGCGTCGTCGACATCATCAGCGGCGTGGTCGACGTTGTCAGCGCGCTTTTGACCGGGGACTTCTCCGGTGCATGGGAGGCGGCGGGCCGCGTCGTCGAGGCGGTGTACGACACGATCATCAATGTGATCTCGGCACTGGTGCCGGAGATCAGCGCACCGCTTCAGCAGGCCTGGGCGGCGGCGAAAAAGTGGCTGGCCGACGGTTTCCAGACTATTGTCGGCTGGTTCACCAGTTCGGTGCAGTCCGGCGTCAACTTCGTCGCCAACGCCTTCCCGAATGTCGTTGCGGCGGCCAAGGGCGTCTATCAGGGCGTCAAGGCGTGGCTGGTCGACAAGTTCGGCACGCTGATGACGTGGATCGGCAAAGCCGCGACGTGGATTGGCGACAAATGGGGCGCGCTGCAGGAGCGGCTGGGCTTGGGCAAGGCCGGCAACGACAACACCGGCGCCGCGCCTGGGAAGCCAGAGGCCGGGGCAGACCCCGCGCCGGCGGCGAAGAAGACCGTCAACTTCGACGAGGAAAAGAAGAAGCGCACCAAGAAGGGACGCGACACCACCTACGATGCCGGCAACCGCCAGCAGCTGCAGGACGATCTTGAGCTTGAGGCGGCGCGCTTGCGCGGCGACATCGAGGCCGAGCGCGCGATCCGTAACCGCCTTGATCTGAGCAAGCAGATAGAGGCCTATCAGCGAACCGGCCTGTCGCTGGAGCAGGCCACGGCAGCGGCGAAGCGCGACATGGCGACGCTTGAGGCTGCGCGGCGTGAAGGGCTGGCCAAGGACCTCGATCGCGACGAGGCCGCCCATCAGATCGACCTAGCCCGCATCACCGACAACGGAAAACTTGAGGAGACGCTGCAGCGTCAGCAGGACCTGAAGAATGCGATCCTGGGCTTCCAGCGCGACGGCCTTTCGATCGAGGAAGCAACCGCGCGGGCGATCCGCCAACAGCTGGAGACAGATCAGGCGCGTGCCGAGATCCGCGCGCGCTTGATCGCCGAGAGCGAGCAAGACCGCCAGCTAGAGTTGGCGAAAACGCGCGGGGATAGCGAGGAGCGCATCCGCCAGCTTCAGCGTGAGGTCGATATCCGCAAGCGCATTCAGGAACTGAAGCGCGACTTCCCGGACATGGACGACGGCCAGGCGCAGGATCAGGCCAGCCGTGAATGGGACGAGATGGACAAGGCGCGCCAGACGGGCGTCTTCCGCGATACGTTCAAGAGCGGTGTCCGCGCGGCGCTCGACGGTGACCTGGGCGGCTTCCTGAAGAACTGGTGGCGGGACCGGGTGGCGAAGGGAATGGAAGAGGCTTTGAACAGCCTTGCCGACCTGATCTCCAAACTCTTTTCCAACATCAGCGGGTCGGGCGGCGGCGGCGGAATCCTCGGATCAATCGGCAAGGTAGTCGGCAAGGTGCTCGGCGGCGGAAGCGGCGGCTTCGATAAGTCAGCCGCTGCTGGCGTGGACTGGAATGACCTACCGAAATTCCAGAACGGCGGGCGTTTCAAGGTCGGAGGCAATCCCGGCATCGATCAGAACCTCGTGTCGTTCCGCGCCTCGGCGGGGGAGATCGTCGACATCCAGAAGCCGGGCAACGACAACGGAGGGTCCGGAGGGGTCACGGTGAATCAGAAGCTCACGTTCAGCGGCGCCATCGATCTGGCGACCAAGGAAGAAGCGATCCGCTTCGCCGACGCGGGTCGCCAGGCGGCCATAAATGCAATCAATGAGGCTAATCGTCGCCGTGGCTGATCTCGTGTGGCCCGCCGGGCTTTTCCCCTACAAGACGATGTTTTACCTACAGCCCCATGTCGGAGGGCAGGAAAGCCCTCTGACACGTACCCGCAAGGTCTATGGACTGTCGGCTCCGCGCTGGATCGCGCGCCTGTCATTTCGTGCCGGCCATGGATACGACGACCCGGCGATTGGCCGAGGTCCCGACGGCTTCGACGCGGCCTATTATGCTGCGCGCCTCGATGCTCTGATCGCCGAAATGGAAGGCGGCCTTAATAGCATCCGTTTCCATGACTTTCGCCGCCCTAGGCCACAAAGCTACCTGTCAGGGTATGCCCCCGGGTTTGCGACGGTCGATGGCGCTCAGGTCGGAGCGACAACCATGGTGATCCGTAGGCAGTCTGGCTGGGTGGGCCCGTCCGTCGGCGACTACATTGGCGGTGACGGCCGGCCGCATATCATCACGCGCGTATCGCCCAGCGCTGCAGGAGACATGATGTCGTTCGCGCCGCCCGACGGTGGCATCGTTGTCGAGTTCAAGCCGCCGCTGTCGGCAGCGATCGAGGTTGGCGCGCCGTTGCAAATGGACCAGGTGACCGCCCGCTTTCGTTTGGCCTCGGAGGATGCAGGCCAGAACGAAGGCGAGGTCGGCGCGCCTATCGAATACATGCTCGATTTCACGGAGGATCTGTTGCCGCCCCTCGGCAACGGATTCCCCGACGACCCAGGCGGCCCGGTCGAAGGCCCGCCCAACCCGGAGCCCATGTGAGCGGAATTCGCGATCTCGACCTCGGCCTCCAGGAGGAGATCGAGAAGCCAGAACTGCGCCCCTTTCTCGGGCTGCATATCGACCTGCCTGACCCCGTCTATGCAGTGACCGGCAACGCGACGATCGCCTACGCGGGCGAGGAATGGACAGCTATCGGCGGCCTAGGCCAAATTGATACTATCGGCGAAGGCACCGATGGTTCGGCGACGGGCGTTAAGGCTACTCTATACCAGATACCTTCTGAATTTCGGGACGACATCGCCGACCAAGCGAAGCGAGGCTGCTTGTACGAGCTGTATGTCGGCGCGCTCGACCCAAGCTTTTCAACGGTGATCGGTTTCAAGAACATCTGGAAAGGTCGTCTCGACACTTATGAGATCGTCGATGCCGGCCAAACCATCACGGTAAGCGCTGGCGGGGAAAGCCGAATGCGCGACCAGCGCCGCCCGACAATTAAGAGATTTACCGACTGGTGGCAGCGCCGGAAATACCCCGATGATCTGGCGTTTCAGTATGTCAGTCGGATGGTCGAAGTGCCTGTTCTGTGGGCGAAGGCAAAGCAGAGCGCCGTTCTGTGAGCGAACCCGCCTGGTCTGCTCACTGTGGGGATCGGTGGCGCCTACATGTCTTGGCGACTAGTGAGCAGGACATTTGCGATGTCGTAGGCCCTTCGCCCCGGCGCGCTCGCGACTGGGCGTTAATGATGAAGCGGCTGGGTGTTCGGGATATGGCCGGCGTGATCAGTGCGGTCCATGGCGATCCGATACCCTATCGCCAGGCTATGCGCGGCGACATCGTCCAGCGCGGGTGGGCCATCGGCATCTGCAGGGGCGATCAGGCCGAGTTCTTCGGCGGTGATTTCGTACCGATGCGCGAGGTCGACGGCGCCTGGGCGCTTATCCGACCTCTCTCGTAAGCGCCGCGATCGCGTTTTTCGGCTTTGGATTGCAAGCGACGACGTTTCCGCACCAAGCGCGCGCTGCGATCTCTGTGGTCCCGTCTGCACGCTGCCGTCGGGTTAGGACAAACGATAGGTCGGTGTTGGCATAAATCGCGCCGTAGGTCGCCAGCAAATCTGGCCGATCGACTGCAAACTGAAATCGGGTGCTCTTCCTGATCCAGTCCGAAGCCCGTTTCCACTTTTCATCGCAGTCGGCCTCAGACGAGCAGGTCGCGATGGGCTTAGCCTTGCGGGCCCATTCCTCGGCCCGAATCGCATCGCTCGACGCCAGTGCCATTGCGAGAAATATCAACATTGTGCGGTCTCCATAATCGGCCGCATTCTCAAACAACGAGGCTTCATGGGCAAGGTACTAAAGGCAGTTGCCGTCATCGCGGTGGTTGTAGCTGTCGCGTACTTCGCTCCGCAGCTAGCGCCCTCACTGTTGTCGAGCTTGGGTGTGACCGCCACTGCTGCAACGACAGCGGCTGCAACAGCCTTAATCACGGCAGTCGGCTCTGCGATCGCAGCAGTCGGGTTTCAGATCTTGGCAGGCAAGCCGAATACTGGCGCGGCATCGCCCACAATGTTTCGGCAGTCGATTTCGAACAGCTTTATTATTTACGGAAAGCGTCGTGTCAGCGGGCTGCTGATCTTTTTTCACCCTCGGGGCAAGCGAGAACGTTACTTCGTCATCGCCGTGGCGGGCCACCAGTGCAAAGGGGTCGTCAGATGGTGGCTCGGCGATGAACTGGTGAACGTCAATAGCGCCGGGATGGTAACGACTGGCAAGTTCGCTGGCCGCGCTTGGCTCTGGTTCTACCGGGGCACGCCAAACCAGCTATCGCACCCACTCTTCGTTGCTGAGACGGCAGGCAAGTGGTCGTCCCAGCATCGCGGACGGGGCACAGCACTGATTTATGCGAAATTTCGCCTGGACAACGATACTGTTCAGGTCGGCATGCCCAACATCACAGCGGAGATCGAGGGCAAGGACGACATCCACGATCCGCGCACAGGTGTTCCAGGCTACACGCGAAACGCCGCGCTGGTCTTCTACGACTGGATGAAAACCGAGCGCGAGCTTGGCGGCTTCGGGTGCTACGATGACGAGATAGACTGGGACTGGGTCGCGGCGCAAGCAAACGTCTGCGACGAGATGGTTGACACGCCTGACGGCCAAGAGCGCCGCTACGAATTCGACAGCTACATTCAAACCGGAGCGGCAGCGAGCGAGGTTCGAGACACCTTCGTCACATGTTGCGCAGGCAAATTCACGTACAGCGGTGGCAAGATGCTCATGCGGCCAGGCTACTACGTGCCCCCATCCACCACCTTGCAAGAAATGGATCTCGCCGGGCCGATCACAGTCCCCGCCCTGATGGAAGGTGACCAGATGGGCAACGAAGTCTCCGGAACCTACATTGAGCCGGCTAAGTACCAAGCGGCCGACGTGCCGACGAGGTCGGAATATGCCGACGACATTCGTCAGCTTTCCTATGACCTGCCTCATATTACCTCGCCATGGAGGGGGCAGCGCATCCTAGAGCACTATCTCCGCAAAGCGCAGGCTGAACGGCGCGTCACTTGGCCCATGAACATCATGGGAATTGCGGTATCGACGCTCGACACCGTGAAGCTGGGCACGTCACGGTATGGCCTGTCCAACTATGCCTTCCAAGTGACCAGCTGGGGGCTGAGCCAGGACTTCTCGGTTGGCCTGCAGCTGGAAGAGCATAACCCTGAAATGTTCGAGTTCGATCCCGACAGCTACCTCACGCCGGGGGTCCAAGGCGAACTAGACGAAGCCGAGACCATCAGCGACGCTGACGACATCATTCTGGATGGCGGCGGCGCCTACACGGAGGCCTGACCAATGCCTACCGTTCGCTTCCAGCTTCGCCGGGACACTACCGCCAACTGGACAGGCGCCAATCCCGTACTCGGCCCCGGCGAACCGTCGCTGGATATCGACACGGGCCTCGTGAAATACGGCGATGGCGTCACTCCATGGCTCGGCCTGCCCTATGCGCCTGTCGATCTCCCCGACGCCCTCGACGCCTACGCTGCCGGCGACACGCCGAGCGCCTTCACGCTTTCCATCGTGGATAGGCCAAATGGCGCTGCCTGGTGCGACGCGATCGGAGCGCAGCCAGCTAGCGATGCGCTGACCGACCTCGCGGCTGTTTCGCCTATCGCAGACGGCGAGCATGTCGTGGCGGGGGTCAAGATTACGACATCCAACGGCCTCGTCATCTCGATTGAGCCAGCCTGACCTAGCGCGAACAAAATTTCGCGCTCTTATTCCAACCCGGAGGCTCCATGATTATTCCGCACAGGCTGCCGCTTCATATCCGCAGCAATGACCGCCCATGGCGCCACCGGATCAACATCTATGACGACGCTGGTCAGCCGGTAGATATGACGGGCTATGGCGGAAAGATGCAGATCAGGTGGTATGAAGGCCAGATCGACGATCCGGTGACCGCGCTAAGCACCGCCTACGCGACGGCGCACGGTGACGGCTCACCGTTCAGCGATGGCAGTTTCTACATCTCGACGGACAGCGGGAGCGGTTCCAGGATCAAGTTCGATGAAACTGGGTTTGAGATCGCGATAACCCATCTCGACCTCATCCGCTTCCCGCCCGCACAGCCGAACGTGCCGGTTCTGCGCTTCACCTATGACATCCTGATCGGCAGGGCCGAACCTGGGGACTACCTCTACAACACCGATCTGCCCGAGTACGATTCGAACGCTTGGTTCGAAGGTCCGCTGGACTTCCACTACGGCGTGACCAACCCTGGTTACGAGCGGCGCCCATGCCCGCGCGAAGTATTCCGAGACCCTGAAACTGGCGAACTCGAATCATTCAGCCTTTGCCAGCACGGCATTCCAGGGGCCTGCGAGCAGTACGGCGGCGCGTGGGGGTGCCTCTGGTTCTCGATGCCGACCAACGTGCCGACCAGCATCCTGCGCAGCGCGATCTGGCCCGATGCCGCCTGAGCGACGACGGATATCGTCGGCGCGCCGATAGACTTTCAAGAACACGTCCGCTCCCGATGTCGCTTCGCGGCGCCGGCCGAGCGGGGGTGCCGTGCGCGAACACGGCAACCGACGAGCGCGAACTCGTCACGCGCGGCTGGCCTAGCCGCTAACGCCCCGCTGCCCTGACAGGGCGGGGCTCTCGTGAGCGAAAATATCCATGGAGTCGAATCTTGTTTCTGTGCAGCCGGTGTCCCCGGCCGCGCCATACATCGGCGGCAAGCGCAACTTGGCTGTCCGCCTGGTCGCGCGGATCGCTAAAATCCCGCATCAGACCTATGTGGAGCCGTTCGTTGGCATGGGCGGGGTCTTCCTGCGCCGCGATGCCAAGCCCCGCGCCGAGGTCATCAACGATCTCTCTGGCGACGTGGCGAACCTCTTCCGCATCCTGCAACGGCACTATCCGCAATTCATGGACGTGCTGCGGTGGCAGGTCACCAGCCGGGCCGAGTTCGGGCGACTTGCGAGCATGCGGGCGGAGGTGCTGACCGATCTGGAACGCGCTGCTCGCTTCCTCTACCTCCAGCGCCTGGCGTTCGGTGGCAAGGTCAGCGGGCGCAGCTTTGGCGTCGACCGTCGGTCACCCGGCCGGTTCGACGTCACAAAGCTGGAGCCCGTCCTCGCCGAGATCCACGAGCGCCTTTCGGGCGTGGTGATCGAGCAGCTACCCTATGGCGAGCTCATCCGTAGATATGACGGGCCGGACGTGCTGTTCTACCTCGACCCGCCGTATGTCGGCTGCGAGACGGACTATGGCGAAGGGTTCCAGCCGTCCGATTTCCGGACGCTTGCCGAGCAACTATCCGGAATTTCCGGGCGGTTCGTTCTGTCGATTAATGACACGCCGCTGGCCCGCGAGGTCTTCGGACGATTTTCGTTCGATGAGGTCCAGACGACATACACGATCTCGACGGCGACCGGCGGCAGCGGCAAGCGTGCCGGGGAACTCATCGTCTCGAACTGCTAGGCGCGACTGCCGACGAAATTCGTCGGCAGTCGCTGGGCCATTGAGGTTTCGGCTTGATTTGCGCCGAAACCTCAATGGCGCCCTATTTTTTCGGCCACTCCAGACCAGCGGGCTGGAATGTCATCTGCTGCATGCCGTTCTGGTAGAACTGCGCCTCCACGATGACCTTTTTAGAGGTCTTTAGCTTGGCGAGGAAACTCTTCGCATTATCCACGAATACCATATTGCTCGACCCATCTGCGGCCTCCGTGCATCCGAAGCGTTGAATCGGGCCATCGTCGAACTTAACGCTCAGATGCCCATCGCTATATTCGCTGCACTGGATTTGGCCGCTAGCGACGCCAACGAGAATATCGAACCCGAATTTCGGGGACTGGCGAATTAGAATTTCTGGCGTCTGCTCTCCATATGGGAAATCTAGCTGAATTTCGGCATCACTTTTGAGCGATGCGTAGTGCGATTCACTCCCACGCATCTCGTCTTTGTTTGTCGAGTACGTCCATTTGCTCTCCGGCTTCGCGGATTCCGCATTGGGTTCCGAAGGATCACTGCTTTCCGCGCTTCCACTGGCCGTGGCGCCAGCGCTTTCGCTCGGACTTGCCACAGGCTTCGGGTCAGCAAAGACAGCGATCAAAATGAAAAACACGAAGGCGGCGAGACCGAAATGCCAGCGCTTTGCACCTTTGATGTACGGCTTGAAGATGCCAACGATGGCCGCAATAAATAAAATGACGAACAGACTGCTCATAATGCCCCCACAGCTTCGAAGCCATTGGACATAGCCAGATAGCGGTAAAGCGCAACTTAACAGACGTTTGCGGCTGAGCGGCTGCGGTCGATCACCATTTCCACAGGCACCGCGATAAACCATTCGCGGCGGCTGGCGTCCCATGACGCGAGGTCGAGCTTGATTGCGTCGGCCATCGCCTCTTCAATGCTATCGCGCCATGGGCTCCGGGGCCGGCCGAAGGTGGCGATGCGGTATCGCGGCGTCATCAGTATGCCTTCCAGTCCAGCTCGGCGTCCTCCACGGCGTCGAACATTTCAGGGTCGGCGCCAGTGTCGCCCAGGCGCTTGCGCACGGCGTCAGGCCCGCCATCCTTCGGGAAACCTCGATCGGCCTTGGCGGCCTTGGCGAGTTCGCCGATGAAACCGCCTCGGTCCATCTGCTCAAGCACCCAGCGGCCGAACGGGACCGGCTCGGCCGGGGCGTCGGCGACATTGATGCGGAGGTCGTTCAAATCCTGCTTCACGAGATTGGACATGGAGAAATCCTCTATGCGAATCGGTTGATCCGCCCTTAGTATGTTCCATGTTTGTTCTCATGTGAAGGGATCAGGAATGGGATGGAACGACTTCAGCTTGCCGGCAGTCGGAGAGCGTCACGACAATGACGACGGCACCAGCCGGCAGGAGGAGTTGGCGCATTGCCAGCCGGGCGAGGAAGTTCGGCTGGTGCGCGAGCCTGAGAACGAGCACGATCGGATGGCCGTCGCGGTGATCAGCTGCCGTGGCATCAAGGTCGGCTACCTGAAGCGCGACCGGGCGGTTTGGATCGGGAGCAAGATCGATCGGGGCTATGACGTGCGCGCCATCGTCGAGCGCGTGAAGGGCGCTCATCTTGAGGGAGCGGCCCTCGGCCTGGTCATGAGAGTGAACATGGAAGGGGACGACCCTGAGCTTATTTCCCCGTCGGTTCGAATCCCTAATCGGGTCGCAGAGAGGGCAAAAATTAAATCCATGGTATCGGACATGGTATTGTGTCGAGCGTCCGATATTTTATGA